AACTCACGAAATGAGATGTATAACGAAGCAATGGGGTCAACATTCTACATCGGTACAGCAGCAGCACTTACCACTGGTCGAGGACAGACAATAACTAACCTCCACGCCTCTGAGGTAGCTTTTTACAAAGATGCAGGCACACTGATGACAGGATTACTTCAATCTGTACCTAAAGAGGGTAGGGTTATTCTTGAGTCAACTGCTAATGGAATGGGTAACTATTACCATCGAGAGTGGAACGCTGGTGTTAACGGAGATGGTGCTTTTACCCCCCACTTCTTTTCTTGGAAAGAAGATAATAGTTACAGATTACCCATAGACAGAACATTCAAACCCACCCCCGATGAAACTCAAGAGATGATTGAATACGGGCTTGATAAAGAACAAATAGCTTGGAAAAGAGAAAAAGTTAAGGAGTTCGTCAATATTGACAGATTTAACCAAGAATATCCCATTACTCCTGAGATTGCTTTTATCTCCTCTGGTAACCCCGCCTTTGACATTAAGGTCATTAACTCAATGATGAAGGTGGCTACTAAACCCAAGTACACTGGCAATCTTGTGGGAAATAGAACTAGAATGCAGTTGGAGGAAACACCTAAAGGTTATCTCGACATCTGGGAACTACCCAGAGATACAGATAACTATGTCATTGGTGCAGATGTGGCTGAGGTAAATGACTTCTCTGTGGCTCAGGTGATGAAGAAAAGAAATATGGAGGTAGTGGCTAGATTCAGAGGTCGACTCCCAGTTGATGCTTTTGCTAAAGAACTGGAAAGACTCTCTTACTTCTACAATACCGCCTTGCTTGGGGTAGAAAGAAACAATCAGGGTATTGCTGTTTTGGTGGTTCTAAATAAGCTCTACTATCCAAACTTATTCTATCGGGAAGACACCAACGAGCTGGGTGAATCTAGCGTTTCTAAGGTTGGTTGGGATACCAATGTGAGAACGAGACCTTTACTCATCACTGACATGGGAATGTACATCAGAAATAGGGACATTATCATTCACGATGAAGTAACCCTAAGGGAACTGTCCACCTTTGTTAGAACTGAGGAAAAGCCAATGGGTGAAGCCCAGGTCGGCTGTAACGATGATTGTGTCATGAGTTTAGGCATCACCATCCAGATGTACCGCAAGTCTCCAGAAGCCAATACTCGAAACCAGTTTGTAACCTCTCACACAGAGGGGTATCGTAATAAGTTTGACGAAGTGAGTCGGGCTTTCGACAACTATTAGACCGCGGTGTTATCATCAACCATGACAGAAATAATTCTTTGCGTAGTTATCGTTGCGTTACTCCTACATAATTTTTCTCTTAACAAAACCTATCTTAACCACCTGAAAGAACTTGAAAGACAACTTGCCAATCTTGGGTCAGAAGATAAAGTTGCAACTCCGAATGATATAAGGGAAAATCATTACAGAGACATCTCGGAAGTTAATCCGAATGAAATAATAAAATAAACTATGGCAACAATTCCTGAACAACAATTACCAGGTATGGGGACATTACCCCCACAAGACATGATGGCTGGTGCAGAACTACCAGAGGATGTTGAGTTTGAGATTGAAAATGATGAGATTGTAACCAAAGATGAAGAAAAAGAAAAAGGTCTCCCAATGGATGCTATGACCCTCTCTAAATTCCAAGATAGTTTTGGAACAGATAAAGATAATCGTAGATACACTGATTGGGCTTGGTATGTTTATGACAACTATGTCAAGGGAAACCACTTTGTAAAGTTCAATGATATTACCCAAATGGTTGAGGCAGTACCCACAGGACAGGGTTCTCGCTTTGCTATTAACAAAATATGGACAACTCTAAGAGCTGTTCGTGGTTTTGTCACCAAATACGACCCCAAGTGGTACATCTTCCCCGAAGACAATTCCACCAGTTCAATCTCTAAAGCCCACTATAAACAGAAAGTGTTAGATGATAGATGGGTTTTTGGACAATTAAAGCCAAAATCTAAACAATGTGTCTTCCAAGGATTAAAATATTCAGTAGGAATAACGGAAGTATGTTGGGACAGTGGCGAAAAAGATGTAACTTATGAGGTTTTAGACCCATTTGATGTTTACTTTGGTGGTCCAGCCTTCCCATATTGCACTAGAGTTACTAAAACTGTTTGGAAAACTCACGAGGAGATTGAATCAGACCCTAAATACAAGGCTAGAGTAGGAGAATTAAGTACAACTGATACTAAATTCGTATCCACACTTAAACAACAGTTCCAAGACCAAACCTATGGTCATCAAAATCTATCTGAAAATGATAAAGGTACGATAGTTTACGAGACTTTCTATGTAACTAAAGACAAAAATGAGAAAAAGGGTAAGATAAACATTGCTACCTACACTGATACTCAATTTTTACGTCACATTGAGACAGATTACGACTCTCTTTGGGATATTTTTAATATCTACCGTACAGATGACAATCCAGGTGAGAACTATGGCGAGGGATGGGTTAAAAATCTTATTCCACCTCAAAAGATGCTTGATATTCTTGAATCTTTGACAATGGATTATCACCATACCTTTGCAAAAGGTAGATATGTTGTGGCTGAAAACTCAGGAGCAAAGATAATAACTAACGAAAATGGGACAATCATTCAACACGCATCAGGTAAACGCCCAATGGTGGAGAATGCTCCATCAATGGCTTCATCAGTGGACAACCAAATTAGTAGATTCAACGTATATTTAGAGGATATTGGGGGTCAGCACGATGCTAGTTTAGGTAGACTTCCCACAGGTGCGTCTGCTGGCGTAGCTATTGAGGCTTTGCAAGAGGGTGATGCTAATAACCTTAAAGACTTGGTTGAAAACTACAATATATTCTTAACTCAATTAGCCTACTCAACTCTTAAGATGTATTCAAAGAGATTAAAGACCACTAAAGTCATTCAATGTGACGATAAAGATAAAGACGGTAATCCCGACTTCTTCGCCATCATTGGAGATGTAGATAATGCTCCAACACAAATAATGTTTGGTGGAAAAATGATTCCTGTTGTCAAAATACACAATGAAGAAAAGGTTAGAGTAACTGTCGATAGCTGGTTGGCTTATACCAGAGACGCACGAGAACAACGAGTTTATAAACATTACACCGCAGGACTCATCAGTAGAAAGGCTGCTCTAGATGCACTCCAATACAGTGATGTAGACAAAATCATTGAGGATGCAATTAGAGAAGAAGTTGTTGCTAAGATGATTCAGGAGCAACAAGCTCCCACACCTGAACAACCTACCGAAGCGCAACCGCCAGAAACTGAAACAGCTGGCGCTATGAGTGAGGGTTCAGGCATACCAATGCCACAAATGTAATATGACATACGATCCAGTAAGAAGCGGTAAAGGTCCAAGCCAGGGGTATTGGGATACGAACCCCGAGTATTATGGAAAACAAATCCACGGCGGTACTGATTACAGTACAAAAGATGGATTCGATAAAGTCTATGGTCTTGAGGGATGGAAAATTTTAGACACCTATAAAGATTACAACCTAGGTAATGTAATGGTTATAGTCAACCCCAACACTGGAGAAAGAATTAAGTATGCTCATCTTGCTCAGACTTTTCTTAAAAGGGGTGACCAAATACCTAACAATGATACTGTTATAGCTAAAGCTGGAAATACAGGGAGAACAATCAAAGGTAAACAACAGATGCCCCATCTCCATGTTGAATATGAAAATGCTGATGGTAAAAAAGCAGATATAACCACCTCTGCTCTAATGATGTCTGAACAAAAGGCTCAGCAGAATAATCCACTGATTAAAATGCCAAAGATTGTTAAAGAAGCCAATGCAACAGATGGTGAACCAATCCCAGGAGCAACACCGAGAAAGAATAAACAAGAACTTAATCAAGAGTTGTTGGGTAATACTAACTTGAAGGCAGAACAAGACCCTAATGCGCCAGGGTCATACAATGGTAAAACTGTAGGAACATATCAAATAAAACCTGGTGATACACTATCTGCTCTTGCAAAGCAATATAAAACCACTGTGGCCGATTTCCAAAGACTTAACCCACAGATAACCAACCCAAATGTAATTTATTCAGGTAAATCTCTCAACGTTCCATCAGCTTCAACTCAGACAAACAAAAGTAGTGGTTATACCATTCGCTCTGGCGATACTTTAACCTCTATCGCTCGCAACTTAGGTACAACTGTAAATGACTTAGTTCGTAAGAATGGAATCCAAGACCCAAATAGAATCCGTGCTGGTGCAACCATCAAATGGTAATGAAATTTGACTTTTGATATTAGTGTGCTTGATACTTCATTTAGCACATTAAAAATTTTTTGTTCTTTCTTCGTAGGTTGGAATTTGGGGTAGTTAAGTGGTTCTCTACCCCAGCTTTAAGCCTACGAAGGTGATAGTAGGTAATTTATAGTTTTCACCGCCACCCAGCTGCGTTAATGAGGGATAAAAACTATGCCAGACGCAAACAAAGTAGCAGAGGATTTGCTAGTCGATTCGTCAATCGAAAATAATCCTGATAATGTTGATAATAAGGAAAATGCAGGAGGTAACTCCGAAAGAGAAGGACTGTTAAAAGAAATTCAAGCAGAAAGGGCTAAACGCCATGAACTTGAAGCTAAGATGGCAGAACTTGATTCCAAACTTAATTCATTACCCACCAACTCCAACCAAAACGATGATGAATTAGAAGTAGCCGTAGATAAGCTAATGCCTTATCTTCAAAAGCGTGGATTTATTACCCAAGCTCAAAGTGAAGATGAGAAAAGAGCTGAGAAGTATGCCACTGACCTGAAAAACTTATCAACTAAGTATGATGGGACTGATGGTAGACCTTCTTTTGAACCAAGTGAGATAGCAAATTATGCTAAGGAACAAGGAATATTCAATCTCGAAGCTGCTTATCGTAATAAATATTGGAAAGAGTTACTAGATTGGGAAAAGAAACAATCTGGTGATGATGACAATATTGAAACCGAGAAACCTAATTCAACGAACCAATCTAATCCTGGTGGCAAAGTCAAACTAACTCTCGAATATATGAAAGATAGGATGAAACAATCTGATGGAAAGGAATGGTACGAAAAGAATAGAGATAAAATTCTTGCTGCTGTTGCTAACGGTTCACTCCGCTAGTTATTAAAAATTAGTAAAACAAAATGTCTATTACATCAATGACTGTGACGACTGGTGCCAATTTCATTCCTGAAATTTGGTCTGCAGAAGTCTTGCGAGCAGTCGAATCAAATTTAGTTCTCGCAAAACAGGTTAAACGTTATGATGGTGATGTCAAAGCTTTTGGCGACACTGTTCATGTACCTAATTTATCCAACCTCTCAGCTAATGCTAAGACCGCTGGTGCTTTAGTTACTGCCCAAGCTCCAACTGAAAGCAAAACCGATATTTCGATTGACCAACACTGGGAATCATCCTTCTATGTTGAAGATATTCTCAAGGTTCAATCCAAACACGATTTGATGTCGGAATACACCAGTAAAGCTGGTTACGCTATTGCTGCCAAAATTGATGCCTTACTCGCTGGCTTGTACAGTGGTTTGTCTCAATCTGTCGGTGATGGTTCAACTGCCATAACTGATGCCAACATCATTGCAGGTGTTAAGAAATTGGATTTAGCCGATGCTCCAGAATCTGACCGTTACTTTGACATTCGTGCCAATGGTAAAGCAGATATTCTAGCTATCGACAAATTCGTCTTGCGAACTGGTCCAGGATGGGGTCCACAGGATTCCCCAATCCTTAACGGTGCGAAAGCCAACGGTTTCTTTGGTGACATCTATGGTATGAAAGTTTATGTCAGTAACAACCTAATCGTTGCCGCTGGTACTCCAACTGTCTGCCACAACCTGATGTTCCAAAAAGAAGCATTCGGTCTAGCAATGCAAGAGAGTCCTCGTACCCAAACCCAATACCAGCAAGAGTATCTTGCTAACTTGGTAACCGTTGATACCATCTTCGGTTTAGCTGAAATGAGAGACACATTCGCTGTCGATTATCGAAGCAAAGAATAATCAACTTAATTGATTACACCCCCCTCCTTAAAAAGAGGGGGTTTTTTTTTGTGTTACAATGACCTTGTATGCTGATAGAGGAGCCTATGATTTGTAGCAGTTGCAACACGCCAATGGATGAGTGGCATTGGGTAAGATTTAATCGCCTTGGAGTCTGGAAAGATAATGAGTTTCAAACCTGTGAAAAATGTGGCAAGAGAAATGATGGGACACTTCCTCCAGAGATAAAAATGGCTAAGGTGAAGTTTCTGAGTGTTGACCAAAGAATGAAAGCCCACGATCACGATATTCACAGTAGGGTAATCGGCGATGATGGAGATACTGTTCTGCGAGGAGAGGAAGGCTTAAAGTACATGAAAAAAAATGCAGATAAGGTGCCTGGGTATGCCAATCGACTTAAAGATTACTACAAATTATGAAAATAGGTATCTGCCTCTCATCTCGTGGGATGATGTTTAGTAAAACCACCGAAAGTATCTTTAACAATATAAAGGGCTTTGAAAACTGTGAATTGTATATGGCTCATGGTTTACCCATACCTATTTGTTTTAACTACACCATAAAGAGAGCCTTGGACAGTGGTTGTGACTATATATGGCTAGTAGAGGAGGATATGGATATACCAGAGGGAACCCTCAAAAGAATGTTGCAACTACAGAAGCCGATAGTTACTTGCAACTACGCCGATAGAAGGAGCGGTTGTCAGCTAATCTCTCGCAGTGGAGGAAAGGTGCTTTTTTCAGGAATGGGATGTCTTCTAATCAAAAGAGAGGTGCTAGAAAAAGTAGAAGCCCCTTGGTGTAGAACAGGTGTCTTTTGGAAGGTGTGGAATGAAGATGAGACAGTCTTTGACTGGGAGTATCAGCCAGACATAACTTTTAGGGAATATGGTAGCCAAGACGTGTACCTTTGTACCGCCATGCGTAAGGCTGGTTACGAGATAACTGAATTGGAAAATGCTAATATTGGTCATATGAAACTGATAGAAAAGGCGGAGGACGTAAAAAATAATGGTGGGGACAATATTGAGACTATTTACTTAAAATTAGATGCTCCACTGAGTGAACCGAATAACGGACTATGACACCTGCCATCCAAGCAAAAGTTAAAGAATATGTAGACAAGTACATAGCTACCATAGGCAATGTGATAGAAGTTGGTTCTCATAATGTAAACGGTGGTGTTAGGCATTTATTTGAGAAGGCAGATGACTATGTTGGCATAGATATGGATAGGGGGCCAGGAGTAGACATAATTATGAATAGTCACGTTGTAGATAGAAAATTTGGCTATAAACCCAATGTGATTGTTTGTCTTGAAATGCTAGAACACGATAATGCCCCCTGGCTTACGGTTCAAGCCATGCGCAATCTACTTGCCCCAGAGGGGTACTTAATAATCTCTACCCCGATGAATGGTTTTCCTGAACACAGATACCCAAAGGACTACTTCCGTTATATGAGAGATGCCTACACAGATTGGTTCTTTGATGGTTTTTCTATACTTGATTTATCTAACCTTAACTGGGAGGGATATGGTACCATTTGCGGAATTGCACAGAAGCCTAGTACAATAGGCTATGACACTAAAATCGATACGGGATGCGGCGATAAGTATTGTTGGTAGTGATACCGAACTACAAACCGCAGACTATAACACTTTCATCAATGAAGCTGATGGTTTTATTATCAACGCCATATTAAAACAACGTAGAGATTTCTTTCCCCTAACAGAAACAATCAGTGTTATTTCTGGAGATATTGATATAACCCCAGTAAATACATTTGACACCTTCACTTTAATCCAAGTTGATTTTGCAGATGGTGCTGGTTATCAAACATTAACTAAAGGTAATATGGAAGAAGTATTGGGTGCTAATTCAACTGATACACGAAGTCTGATGAAGTATCACCTTTGGGGAGATGTTATTTATGTTCCCAACTTTAACAAAGCCTTCACAATGAGAATATTGGGTTATGTTATCCCATTGGTGATGTCTGGTGACAGTGATATTCCTTCATATAGCAGACTACTTCATCCTCTGCTAACTACTTGGGCTGTTAGTCGTGCTGTTGAAACAAATACTGCTAATGAAAACTTTTTGGATGGAAGCAGAAAACGACAAGAGTTCTTTGATGAACTTGACATGATTCTTCCACAAATAATTCTAAAAGATTCAACAAACATTAAAAGTTTAATTTAATTATGGTTTTAATAACCAGACTCGATGTTTTTAATAAACTAGAGACACTAAAAGAATTGGATAAAGATGCCAAATTAGTAGAAATGACTACCTGGGCTAATGAAGTAATGCCAGATAATCCTCAAATGATTATTGATGATTTAGAGAGTTATTCAAACTATGCCCAATAAGAAAGAACTCCAAATTACTAAGTATTATGGTCTCAATACAACTACTGCCCCTGTGAACTTAACCTACGAGGCTACTAGGCTAGAAAACTTCTTAATTCGCTTTGTGGGTAAACTTACTGTCAGGGAGGGTTCTACTCTATTGGGTAACGATACTGGTTCTTATAGGCAACTAGGTTTAACTCATTGGGTTAGTGGTGCAACTAAAATTCAGATTAAGGTTGAGGATACTCTTATTCAAAAACTATCTG